GAAAACTCTATAATCGTACTCATTAAATGTTCTTCGTCATAGATTTTTATGTTCTCAAGTTCGATGTTATAAGAACACATATCACAATCCCATAATGCAAATCTTAAACCTTTTTTGAAATCATCCATATCTCGAATGTTCAAAACACCCATGTGACAATAAAGAGGATTGGGTAGGTATTTCCTTTCCAACATTTTATTGTGTTGGTGGTATAAGTCCCATTTTTCTTTATTGCCACTTTCATCCTTACCATTCCATTCCCCACCATGTTGTGTTGTTACATACCATTCGGTGTCCAATCTTTCATTCTCTAATGAATCTTCTTCAGATACCTCAATGACATTACGAGTTTGTAACATATCAGTTGATAGGGTTGGGAGATAATTGTGAACGATTTCCAAACCAACATAATGACCAAGTTGATATTCTGCGGTTAAACTATTTTTCCACTCGATTCTTTCTTGTTTGAACCTTTCCTCCATTTCAGGAGTGATTGAATCCATCATACTTTTAATAATGTTATTTCTTTCCATACTATTACTTTTTGTTGAAAGGGAGGGATTCGAACCCCCGTACCCCGAAGAGAGCAAATTTACAGTCTGCCGGTTTTAACCACTCACCCACCTTTCATTGTTGTACCGAAGAAGGGACTCGAACCCCCACGCAATTACGCGCGACATCCTAAGTGTCGTGTGTCTACCATTCCACCACTTCGGCAAAGTGTAGGACATCGCTTAACCTACGGTGTTGCTAGCATTACACACCTTCGATGTTTCCATCAGCGATTTTTTTGCTCCCCGACCAAGATTCGAACTTGGGACCCAACGGTTAACAGCCGTTTGCTCTACCACTGAGCTATCAAGGAATTTGTAGGGAAAACAGGACTCGAACCTGCGACCCCCTGGTCCCAAACCAGGTGCGCTAACCAACTGCGCTACTTCCCTATTAAAAAAGATAGTGATGGAGTACCCGTCTCGCTCCAATCTTAACGGCTTCTTCTGAGTTTTATCAGTGCACCGGCCGAGGGTGATGAACACTATGAACCTTACAACTACTTTGTCGACTTTCATTGTAAGAGTGACCACTATCTTAGTAGGCCCACCAAGACTCGAACTTGGAACATCTCATTAGAAGTGAGAAGTTATATCCCTTTAACTATGGGCCCATTAAAATGAAAACCTCCTTCTACGCTCACCGTAGTTGTAGATTTGATTGGACATAGTTTACTGTCCACCTGTTGACGTGCACATCAGAGCAGGGTCCATCACAGTTCACTTTGGGTCATGTAACTCATTTGGGTAGCTAATCCCAAGAGCCAAAGTTTCTTTCAACGGTGCTAATCCGTCCTCTGTAAGGAGTTTTTCATTTTTGTACCGAGGATGGGAGTCGAACCCACACGAACATTACTGTCCAAGGGATTTTAAGTCCCTCATGTCTACCATTCCATCACCTCGGCATTTACCAATTCCAATATGTCAAAGAACAAATCTAATCAAAATATAAACAACAAAATCTTAAAAACAAAAAACCCGAACTTTTTTTGAGTTCGGGTCTTCTTATTAGTAGGTTAAGTTCCTTACACTTTTAAAAACTCCGAACATGGGTCACATAAATATATACCTCTCCCATTACCACTTAGTGGGTTGTTCAAGGGTTGTTGTATGTAAACCATTTTCATCATTTTGTTTATAACTATCACAAAGATACAAAAAGTTTTTTAATTTCCAAGTTTTTTTAAAAAAAAATTAAAATAAATCTTCACACCATATTGGAGTCTTTTCACCAACGTAAGAACCGGAAACATTAAATTCAAAATATTCTACCGCTTCTGTCATATCCATTCCTTGATTCATAAGTATAGTGATACACTTCTCAACAGAATAGATTAATCTCATTGAAGATGTTTCAATTCCTATTACCGCATCATCAAATCCATCAGCAATTAAGATTTGTTCATCTTCGTATTGTTCTAAAATTTTTTCTAACATATTGGTTTTTTTTAATTTAATTTCAGTGTAGCCCGACGGGGAATCGAACCCCGCTTTCATCCGTGAAAGGGACGTGTCCTAACCGATAGACGACCGGGCCAATTTGAGGAGAGTGAGGGATTCGAACCCCCGGAACCCTCACGAGTTCTCCTGATTTCAAGTCAGGTGCAATAAACCAACTCTACCAACTCTCCAATTACCCCACCTGAGATTACGGTGAGTAGTCATTTCGGTTTATTTTCTTTCAAACAACCTGAAGGGCGTCCCCGTTAAAAAAAGTCAACACTACTGGGAGGAGGTGTGTCGCTCTCCTTTGTTCCCATGAAGTCCCACTCGCGCCGTAGACTTTCTGCGGAATCATTCTTAAAGTCTTGATTCGAAGACTCTGAGTATCTCTTACTCATTGCGGTCCCACCGGGAATCGAACCCGGCACTTCGCCGTGACAGGGCGATATTATAGCCGATTAACTATGAGACCAATCGGAGCCTCCTGTCGGATTCGAACCAACGACCCGCTGATTACAAATCAGCTGCTCTGGCCAACTGAGCTAAGGAGGCAATAGTGGGTCAGAGTAGTCACGGCCACCTCTGTTCCTTCTGACCCTTGTCATAACCGTGGCAAGATGTGGCTCGACCCTAATTATGACCATTTGTTGCGGGGGTCGGATTCGAACCGACGACCTTTAGGTTATGAGCCTAACGAGCTACCACTGCTCTACCCCACGATATATTTCAAAGAACAAATAAAATATAAGAAGTAAATTCCATATTTCAAAATGTTTGGTTGCGGGACCCGGACTCGAACCGGGAACTTCAGCTTATGAGACTGACGAGATGACCACTTTCTACGCATCCCGCAATGTTTGGTTGGAATAATAGGAATCGAACCTATAACCTTTCGCGTATCAGACGAATGCTCTAACCAATTGAGCTATATTCCAATTTGGGGTAAATAATCGGATTCGAACCGACGACCTTCTGGACCACAATCAGACGTTCTAACCAACTGAACTATATCTACCATTTATAAATTATAAGGTTCAAACCTTATAATGAACCATTATAAGTCTCACACCTTATATTGAGGTCCCGAGTGGATTCGAACCACCGAATAAGAGTTTTGCAGACTCCCCCCTTAAGCCACTTGGGTACAGGACCGTGGTGATTCCTAAAGGACTCGAACCCTTACTTCAACGTCCGTAGCGTTGCGTGCTATCCATTACACCAAAGAACCATTACTTAATTCGTTCATCCCATTCTTCTTGGGTCCCCAATCTAATTGGAACGAACAATGCAAATCCATCATCATCTTCAAAATGGTTACAATCATCCTCTCTCCAACCAAACTTATATCTCATGTGTATAAATTTGTTTGTCTCTTGATTCCATCTTGCGATTGTGGTATTTCTATGTTCACCAATATAAATTTGACCATTTACTAAATCTTTTTTAGGAATCGCACCTGCGTCAATTAGTTTCGGAACATAGAACTCTCTCCATTCTTTTTCATCCACTCTTGGAAGAGTTGGGACATCTTCGGGATTATTAATCTTTGGTAAATTCTCCCAATGATTCCTAATCATTCTTTCCCTCTCTTCTTTTAGTTTCATTTTCTCCGCTTCAAATTTCATTTTGACGGCGTTGATGTTATCATTTCTTTCCATGTCGTTTATTTTTAAAAGTTTGCACAGGTGGAGAGATTCGAACTCCCAACAACGGTTTTGGAGACCGGTATGATACCCTTTCACTACACCTGTGTATTGTGTAGTCCCTGTCGGATTCGAACCGACGACCCTCTGCATGTAAGGCAGACGCTCTCCCAACTGAGCTAAGGAACTATGAAAGGAAAGAGGAAGATGGTTCAGTGGACATCCTCTTTTACGATTGGCGTTACTTCAGGTGAATATCTGCAAACTCCGAATACATCATCCAATATTCACTCTCGAGATATTGATGTATCATTCCCCAATCAACCTTTGTGTCCCCGATGCGACTCGAACGCATAACCCCCACATTAAAAGTGTGGTGCTCTAACCAATTGAGCTACGAAGACAAATGTGGTACCGACAGGAATTGAACCTGTGACACCCAGATTTTCAGTCTGGTGCTCTACCAACTGAGCTACGGTACCATTTTAAACCAATATGTCAAAGAACAACTTTGTGGACACTGTGGGAATCGAACCCAATCGTTCTGATTGCAAATCAGACGGTCTGCCGTTGACATCAGGCCCATAAAACAAAAAAACCTCGAGATTTCTCCCGAGGTTCCTTTATATCGTTTTAAACTAAACAACTTACAAGACACCTCGGGACATGCAAATATCAGCCACCTCCGCCCATTTTGAACAGATTGTAAATGACATTGTATGTGTAAAGCGTCTCATTGAAGTTTTATTTAATTTTAAAATCTTTTACAAAGATAATAATAAGTATGCTGAAAAACAAGAAAAGTTTGAAATTTTTTTAAAAAAATATATATAACAATCTCGATTGCCGAGGTATTTATAGTAAACCAAATAAATAAACTAAACTAAATTACAACTATGAACTTCAAAAAATGGATTATTGACCTTTTCAAAGATGAAAGAGGGTCAACTTCAATCAAACCGGTAATCGCCCTTTTAGGTGCATTATTCCTTTGCGGAACCATGATGGCAAATTCTTTTACACATGGTGACATTAAACCATCAGAAGAATTGGTAAACGCGGTGATGGTCATTACCGCTATTGGAATGGGTGCAGATACTTTAGATAAGTTCTCACATAAAAAGAAATCAGACGACGAAGTTTCTGAGTAAAAATTATGGGGTTAGATAACCCCATTTTTTCTTTTTTGTGATGAAGAGACTGCCCATCATATTATTATTATTTCTAATATCATTTGGATTTTCGAATCTGAATGCCCAAACTATTGTTGTTGATACGGTAATCAATAACATTAAAATTGGTCCGTTCACCGAAAATAAGAATTTGGCTTTCGGTGTTAAAAATATAATTGAAGAAATCATCAATGAACAGGATAGTTTAATTCTGATTACAGATAAAAATAAAGCAGACTACAAAATTAAAGTTGAACTCATATTTTTTGACATTGTAACGACTAACTCGGGGGTTAGTATTTTTCACGAAGACAAAACAACCACCGTCATAAGAATGAAAGGTGTATTGTACAAAGGTGATAAAAAAATTAAACAGGAATTTTCGGAAGGTAAATCAACCGAAATTTCAACCTCAACCATAATGATTGATGAGGGTGGTAAATTCAATCAACAATCTGCTAGTTCGGCATTAAAGAAAACAACTCAAAACCTAATAAACAAACTAATACTATGAAAAAATTATTATTTATCCTAACCGCGTTAATTTTTACGACGACCGCGTTTTCTCAAACTACGCCACAGATTGGTAATCCTGTTGCGTATAAAACAATCAAAAGGGGTGACACCCTTGATGTTGTGTTTAAATACACACCAGCATCTTCTGTTGATGTTAGAACTTTCCAAGTTGATTTTCAATATAGAAAACAACTTTTCACTCACGTATCAACAACTGTCGACCCAACTGTGAGTACTATGACACCAGCACTTTCGATTAAGTTCTTTAACAACTACAAATACTCAAGCTACAGTTCGGGAACTGGTTTGTACTCATATTCAACGGATACAAATTACACTGTGGCAAGAAACTTTTTGGTTTTGTCAAGTGGTTCTCAAATCACCCAAGACACCTTTTTGATTCACAACAAATTTATCATCAACGATGTTGAATCGAACTTCGACGCGGACAGTGTTGAAATAAACTGGGCTCGAATGTTCAAATATGACGGTACTACAATAGGTGATAACATTGCAATCTTAGATGTTCAAGACATGCATCTTGAACTTTTGGGTAACTTGGTTATCAGTGGTGTTGTTGAATTACCGCCAACAATGAAACTAAATGGTAGAAGACCAACAGTTATATGTACAAAATACAACACAGGTACATTTGTATCATCAGCACTTTGTGACACTGCGGGTTTCTACTCACTTAACAACGTAGATAAAAATACTAAGTATAAATTACTTGTAAGATTCCCCGCGGATAGTATGGAAGTTTTCAGAGATTACGCAGTGACAATATCAGACGCGGTAAAAACATATGATGAATATACAGTAACTGATGTAAACCAAGGATTTGGTCAACAATATTTGAAAAATGGCTTGGCTTATCTAATAGGTGATATGAACCAAAACGGAAAGTTAGATGGTGGTGACCCATACTTGATTTATGCAAACGTTAGTGGTATGAAAAAAATTGACACCACAACCATGATTAGAACATTCCACGCTGATGTTTATGATTCATTAGTGTTAGGTTCAACACAATGGAATGATTGGCCAAATCATTTAACCGCCACCAATTTTATTACTGATAGTGTTGGATTAACTAATAAGACAGTAAACATTAAGTACTTTATTCAAGGTGATGTTGACAGAACTTACTCATCGAGAGTATGGAACTCATCAGGTGTATTAGTAGCTAAGGCGGTGTTTAAAGGTAAATTAGATGTTGAGATACCTAATACCGCATCATCAGGTAATCAACCAATATACGTACCATTTAATGTAAACACTAATGGTGATAATAATTATGGTCTACAGTTTGAAATGAAATATGATAAAAACAAGGTTAAATTTGAAGAAATCATATCTAATTTTAACGGAGGTCCATGGTTACAGTACGTTACACATGACGCAACTGCTGGTACAATTAGATTTGGTGGTATGAATAACCAATTTAAAGATGGTTTAATTGGTCAAGCAACACCATTTAAATTAAAATTTTCACCTATTGGAAATAATGATATTGTGAGTAATATTTACGTTAGACAATTAATGGACGCATCCGATGAAAGAGGTGACCACTTGAATATTGACTTAGTTAGTAGTGTTGCTGTTATTATGTACAAAATGGCACCACCTATGAATCAAGACATTGATGAAATTACAGCATCAATTCGTCCAAACCCAACTGGTGGTTGGTTTGAATTAGAAGTAAAATTTCCCAACCCAAACATGTCAATGAATGTTTCCATCTATGATAATAGAGGTCAACTAATTAAACAAGTTGGTTCTGTTACCACTAACTATATGGAAACAACTGCCTACAAACAAATTGATATGAGTTCTGCATCATCAGGTAATTATTATCTGATTTTGAATAATTATAATAAACAATTAACAAGACAATTTATAAAAGTTTAAAACTATGAGCGACGAAACAAACGTACCAGAATCTGACGGAACATGGTCAGGCCTTAAGAAAACATTAATCGGAACTATTTCAACCGCAATTTTAGCTGGTGGTACATGGTTTACTACTACTCTTATGGGTGGTGGTGAAGAAAAAAATGAACCCACACCAACTCAACAATCGGCACCTGTTATTAATTTAAATGTAGATAATTCTTCTAAGAACACATCATCAAGTGGTGGGGGAAATACTACAATTATAAAAGAAAGAGTGGTTGAAAAACCATCCAAATCAGAACCTTCTAAACCTAAAAAAGAAGGTGATGAATTTAAAGAAAAAGAACCACAATGGTAAATAATCAACCAACCGGATTTAAAGACCTTCTTAATTCAATGATGAAAAGAAGGTGGTTTATTACCGCGATTGTTTTAGGTGGATTTATGTTTATTATGGCTGGAATATTTGCCGCCATAATTGGTAAAAATGAAATAGGTGGAGAATGGAAAGAACTTCTTCTTTTACTTCTTGGTGCTTTCATTGGTTCTTATGGTAAAATCATTGACTATTGGTTCAGTGATACCGATAAAGATAAAATGTTAGTACAAAAAATGGATGAGGAAGATGGTACATCTTTGTCAAACACCGCCGATATGAAAACACCAATCAATCAAAGTTTAGATGAATCTACCCCTCAAGTCACTCCTCAAGTCACCCCCCAAGTTGGTGTGGAAATAGACGAAGATGGTGATGGTGTAATGGATGGTTTAGATTTTGATAATGATGGTATCATAGATGAATATTTTGAACATCGTCAATGTGAGCACGTTTGGGGCGACCAAGATAATGACGGTGATTTAGAATGTTTGAAATGTGGTAAGATTAAAGACCCTGAGTAATATGAAAAATTTCTTATTTAAGAAAATTTTATCTCCAATTGTTTTAGTAATACTATGGTTTTTGGCGATGTTACTATTTGCTAATACGGTAAGTGCTCAAGTTGTGGGTAAGACACAAACAGAACAATATAAAGCGTCTTTTGAAACAAATGTGTCTATAGATTCTCTTATGGATTATGATGGCCCTCAAATCCCAATACAAATTTTGAAAATTGGTATTAGTGATGAGGTGTATGAACAATATCCCGAACTAAAAGAAAAAAAAGTTGGTTTGGGTGTTGCCAATATTACACTTGAATATTTGGAGAATTTAAATAGATTCACATTTACCGAAGACAAAACTGAAATCAAAAATCGTATGGTGAAACAATACCAAGCATCTCAAGCCGGTATTAGTTATGACACATTAAATGGTAGAGGTAAGATAAGATTGGCACATTATTTTGTGACAATTGAAGTTTATGAATTTTCAGTGAGTGAGGATGAAACCGTAAATCTTAGTAATGGTGTTAAAAATACCGTTGTAACTAGATTAGGTTTACAGGTTAGATTTACAGACGCAGAAACCGGTCAAATAATCGCCGCAAGTGGTTTAGGTGAAGCGGTAACAGTAAGAGAACTCAGTCTTTTGAATGATGATAATTTAAGTGAAGTGAAGTTTAATCAATCAACAATAGGTATTAGTACAAAAAAAGCATTAGATATTGCTTGTTCAAGAATTCTATTAAGAATGATAAAAAAGGGTGTATTCCCAAAATAACTTCATAATGTTTAAAAGTTAATAAAAGGGGGGTTAAACCCCCTTTTTAATATGGTTATGAATTTTAAAACGTTAATATTAAGTTTTTTTCTTATTTTCGTATGTAACATATCGAAAGCACAGGTATCAACATATACCTTTATCGACCCTTGTACAAAAGAGGTAACTATGTTTAGTGTACCAATACAGGGTGGTAAAACAATGATTATTTTTTTAGATAATGTTGGTTACTTTGATGCTAATGATTTGTCAAATGGTAATTTTTCAAATTGGGTAAATCAGGTTTACACAAAATACAGACAGACCAATCCCTGTTCACAACAACAAGGTCAGGTAATTCAAAATCAGATAACCGCACAAATAATTGGAGGTACGATTCAGTCAGTTGTTAGTTCTATTTTGTCAAGCAGTCAATCACAATCAACAAGTTTAGAAAGTGGTTCGTCAAGTAGTGATGCTGGTGGAAAAGACAATAAAAATTCTGAAAAAAAGAAAAATAATAATTCATCCCAAACAAATGGAAATAATTCATCTCAATCAAATACAACGAGTACTACTTCAACTCAAACTGGAGGACAATCCCAAACGAATTCAGGAACTAATAACTCAAATGGAGGAAGTGGTTCAACATCAGGAAATGGGAATACAACGAATGGTGGAGGGACATCAGGTTCAGGTAACACAACTCAAGGTGGAAATTCAACGACTCAACCGTCTGTAGGAACAAACACGTCTACTAACAACAATTCAGGTTCAACCAATAGTGGTGGTTCTGGTGGTACTAACAATAGTTCGTCTAATAATACGAACACAACAACCGGTAACAATGGAACATCTACAAATACTTCGGGTGGTTCAACAACTAATACAAACGGTTCGGCAACCACAAGTGGTAGTGGTGGTAGTAATACCAACAATTCAAATAGTGGAGGTTCTAATACAAACGGTTCTAATGGTAATACCACAGGTGGTTCTACAAATGGTAATAGTGGGGGTTCTAATGGTGGTACCACTAGTGGTACAAATACAACAGGTGGAAGCGGTTCAAGTAATACTAATAACACCAACACAAATAATCAAAAGGGTGAGGAAGTTGGTGCCACAACACAAATGAATAATGATGCACACAATGATAATAATGCGGGTGGAGGTTCTAATAGTGGTGGTAAAGGTAAATCAGGGGGTAGTGGTAGTGCGAGGTCAAACCCTATAATAGTTTCTTCTGATATTACCTCAGCACAAAACTTGAATAGAACATTTACACCTATTGTTAATATAGGTACAAGTAAATCGTCAATGACGGGTTTATCAAGTTATGGTGTTACTGGTATGGTATGGTTAAACTTTAAACAGTTTGCTGTTTCGGCTAAATACACTAAAATACATTACAGTAAATCAAAAAAATTAAAATTCATACATAATTTAAATTTAACGGGTGTATATACTTACGGAAACTACTTGGGTTTTGTTGGTTATAGTGGGATTTTAAATGGTGGAAAATACGGTGTAACAGGTTTTAATATAAGTGGTGCAGCCACGATAATATCAGAAGAAAAAAGTGGTTATTATTCACCATCAATTACCGCTTTTTATACAAGACCAATTAAGGTTAGTAAAAAAATGATAGTTAGTCCTGAATTATATGTTATTTCTACACCATTGGTTTATTCAACCAAAGACAAAGTATCAATAAGTGATAGATACGTGAGTGGGTTTATTGGGACGGGTATTGATTATCAAATATCAAAAAGATTTAAGTTAAATGTCAACTATAAAGCAAATATGAGTACAAATCCGGAATTTCCGATTTTGTCATTCTTTTTAATTGGTAGTAAGATAAATTTATGAGAAATGTACTATTTTTTATATTGTTTTTGTTGTTACCTGTCTTAGCTTTTTCACAAGCAACAACAATGTCATTGGGTACAAGTAGTACGGGTGTGGTATCATCTACTTACAATACATGGACCAAGGTTGACCCTAATTTAACAATTACAGCAAATGGGACAATAAATGGATTTAGAGTTCAAATATCTCAAACGTACACAAGTGGCGACCAATTGAGGTCAACATCAACTTTACCAACAGGTGTGAGTGCTTCTTTTAATACTACCACAGGTATATTAGTATTTTCGGGCACAGCAAGTGCAAGTGATTGGCAAACAGTATTGAGAGGTGTTGAATTTAAATCAACAACATCAACTTGTTACCCACTACAAAGGAGAGTCACATTTGTTGCTGGTTTAGTTTTTTACAACCCATTAACTGAACATTTTTATGAATATGTTTCATCATCAGGTTCATGGACAACCGCAAAAACTAATTCTGAGTTAAGGTCTTATTTTGGTAGAGCCGGTTATTTAGCGACCATGTCTTCTGAAGCTGAAAATAATTTTATTTGGAAATTAATGTCATCAGATGGTTGGTTTGGGGCGTCGGATGAGATGAGTCAGGTTAATACCGCTAAGGGTTCTACCGTTTATACTTCACAAGCGGCGGTAGAACAAAAATGGCATTGGGTGTCAGGTCCTGAGAAGGGGACACAGTTTTCTAACGGTAGTACCGCGGTAACGGGTCAATACTCAAAATGGGCTGGTGGTGAACCAAATAATGCGGGTGGTGAACATTATGCACAATTTTATTCCGCGAACAGTGGACAATGGAATGATTTACCTAACACTAACTTACCCGGTTATATTTGTGAATATGGAGACATGCCAAACGACCAAACATCAAGTATCACAATATTAACAAGGAATGTTGAAATCAGTAACGCTTCAAGTGGTTACATAAGTGGTGGTAACATAAATGTTTGTTCGGGTAGTAACAGCACAACTTTAACGTTAAATGGGTATACAGGTAGTATTGTTAGATGGGAATCTTCTTTTGATAACTTTTTTACCGCAGCAACCACAATATCGAGTACATCTTCAAGTATAACAGTAACCAACTTAACTAAAACCACATACTACAGAGCGGTAATAAATTCAACAAGTCCTGTGAGTTGTACAGGTTTAGTAACATCAAGTGTTTATCTGTCTGTAAAACCAACAAAATCAGGTTCAGTATTTGCGGTAAATAATAGTATATGTGCGGGAGGGCAATCCGAATTAACATTATCTGGTCAACAAGGTAATGTAAATAAATGGCAACGCTCAACTAATGGAACAACATGGACCGATATATCAAATACAACCACAAGTCTTACCGAAACAATTAGTAGCGCCGGAACTTATTATTATAGGGTAGAAGTTCAAACTCCAAATTGTGGTAGTGCGGTCTTTTCTGATTCTAAAATAATCACAGTTACATCGGGAACACCTCCTGTTGGTGGTTCTATATCTTCATCAACACATACTTCTACAACAAACTCAGGAACACTTACACTAAGTAGTTACACGGGTACAATTGTTAAATGGCAACGTTCAACAAATGATGGTGTAACATGGACTGACATTGTAAACACATCGACAACTTATTCATACACAAATATAACCGTCAAAACATTGTTCAGAGCTCAATTACAAAGTGGTACTTGTGGTTTCGCTTATAGTTCATCAGGTTCTGTAACGATTATAACTGAAACAATAATCGGTACAATTACGATACCTACAGGTTTATCGGTAAGACCACAAGTAAAATTATATTTGGTTGAAAATGGTGTTGAGACACTGTTACAAACTGTCACGGTTGGTACAACAGGTACTTACACTTTAAACCCAACAAAATATAACTCAACTTATAAAATAGTTCCTTCGTTTTCATCATCATTAACGTCCGCAGATTTTGATAATGTTTTTAATGAGTCACAAAACGAAAATACACCGAGTTTATTACAACCCGGTGTAGTATTGAATAATGGCCCGAAAATGAAAGCTGGCGATATTAATAAAGATGGTAAGGTAACAATATCGGATGCGTACTTATTAGGTGCTAATTTAACAAGTATGATAACATTTGATGAGGTTTATTGGTACACCGCGAATGATTTTAATTCGTTAACAATATCAAACTTCAATACAGTCACTCCATCAAATAATTTCTCAATAAATTTTACAAATACATCAGTTACTTTTAACATCAAGTATATTGTAAAAGGAGATGCTAACTTATCTTCTTCGTCTTATTGAATTTGAATTATTTTATTGTAAGTGTCGGTAATCTCACCACATGTTTCATAATCTTCATTGGTTTCAAAGAAAGGTAAGATATCTCTAACTAATACTATTGATTCTTGTCTCTTAAATTTTAATTCGGTCTCCCACTGTAAACCATTTATCTTAGCGCCCAAGACTAAAGTTACATTGTTTTTATCTTTTCTTTTGAGACTTTTAAATAGATTCGCTAAGGTGCGATAAATAAGTTCTTTATTGACGTTGTAAAAATCACCAAAACTTTTATAGTCTTGTTTTAGTATTAACTTCTTGATTACGGTGTCATTTGGTTTTTTAGGTAGTTTTGTTGACATTGTCGATTTAATTATTGGTTCATCACAAATATGAACAATAAAGTCGACATAAACAAACTTTACCCCAAATTGTTTAAAGTATTTTATACAGTATGTTCAATCTGAACCCGTACACAATTTTGTGGTAATCTATGGATGTGTCTGTAATTGTTGATGTAACCCATCATATTGGCACTACCAATCGCGTTAGCTGAATGTATAACAACATCAACAACTGGTTTACCATCCAACCATTGTTCCACTAACCACTTGGTACAATCCATACCTGTTTTTTCTTTGATGTTGTTGTAGTCTAATTCGTAATTATGATAAACATTACGATGCCATTCAGCCATTGCGGTATCACCTAAATCATGGTCAAGAGAAATTAAACTAATATTCTCCAATCCAATTTCTGATACTTTCTCAACAAACTCCTCATATGTTCGAACAATGACCCATTCGTCCTTTAGTACTGGTGTTCTAACGTCATCTAAATAAATTCTTTTTTTCATTGTATGATTTTTCTTACTAATTCTCTTCATCTTTTTTAAATGGTTTTGAATATGGTGGATATAATATTTTCCATATTATATTTTTATATGATTTACCATCCAACATATTAAACAGTATTGAAGGGTGGGAATATCTTTTAGCTAATTCAGCAAACTCCGCTCGGGTAAATTCTTTTTGGTATGATTCAAAATAAACGTTACGAATTTTGTTGAATATCCATTTATATTCCTTTTCGATATTTTCAAATCGAATCACAAAGTCCTTTACCGTTTCTTTCACCCAACTATTAAATTCATCTGGTACCTTCTCAAGTAACTCATCAAATGGTTTATCTTCTTTAAGATATTCCCAAATATCTCTACTTGACACATTAGTTAGTATTCTATGTAAACGAACATACTCTTCGAATTTTATTTTCATTCTAAAGTTCGATGGGTAGAAACGAATAACAAACCCTTCACTATTTGGGGTGTTTAGTTTTTTATAGTTGTCAAATGTTTCCTTGTTGAAGGTTACCATAGTGCTATCGACAATATCTTTCTCTTCAATATCCGATGAATGAAAAATTGCTCGAGCGGTGTGCCAGTTTAATTCTCCTATGGGTGTTGTTACAGATAAAAAGGTAATCTTATCACAACCATAGTTCACTACTATCCTATTTTCGGGATAAATAATTTCACATAAATAGGTAACTTCCTTCATGAATTTACTTAAATCATATTTTGATTTAAGAATTTCTAAACCACGAATGGATTGTTCCGAGGTAAAAGAACCTCTTGTTGACATAATCCATTCACCATCATAAAAGAAAAGGATTCCAAGAGAACCATCCATTTTATCTTGGATGTGAGTATACTCACTATCCCAAGGAATTAAATTTTTATCAATAACCTCTTCGTAGTTGAAAAATTTACCAAATGGTTTTGATATTACTTCTCCTGAATGGGTTGTAATAAGACCACGACATTGCATAGTAATATCATCCCACAAAGATTCATATTGTACTCTTGGTGTGTAATTCCATATGTACAAATCTTTGGTTGGGTGAGTTTGTTTCATTAACAAACCATCCTTATGATATCTCTCTAAAACTTCAATCACAACTTAATTTCAAAACGATTTTTCATAATCTCTAATTTGTCTTCAGGAACTCCATGTATGTTCTCACCACCGTGTCTGTTTTCAACCACAATAGTGTGAACTCTGTAACCATATCTTTTAGCCATTTCAAAATATGGCTCCATTTCCCATTCTTGTGTAAAAGTGTTTGAAACAACAACCCTAACAACACTATTCATCATTAAATTGGCACATCTTTGTTGACAATCATTATGTGCTTCCCTTAATTTTGTTGGGTCGAAATTATAATTACCCTCTTTATCTGTAAAGTAATCGTCCGCAGACAATGGTTTCAACGGGTTATTTGGAGTGTATAAAATTATCTCCCCTAAAGTAGATTTACCCGAACCAGGTAACCCTCTCACTAAAATCAAATCTTTTGTATATTCCATGATAAATTAGATTTATCACAAATATACGTATTAATTTTTAGAATACCAAAAAAAATAAAAACCCCCAACGGTGAGTCGGGGGTTTGCGGTCATTTTGTGGATTCAACACCACGGACTATAAAACGAGAGGAAATCGGCAAAGATATCCTGTGTGAATATAAATATATATGTTTTTTTAAAAAGTCTGAATATTTACCCCTTTTTTTTAAAAATTTTTATTTCTCCGTCTTTAATTTTCAAATTAATTGTTTCGTTTTCTTTGATTTCACCTCTTAAAATTGAATCACTTAAATAATCTTCACACATATTTTGGATAATTCTTTTAATAGGTCTCGCACCAAAATCTTCTTGTGTATTCAATTCAGATATCCTTTCTACAATTGTTTTATCAAAAGAAACTTTAAAATTCTTTTCTTTAAGTCGGATTACTAATTTATTCAATTCAATCTCAATAATCTTTTTAATCACATCTTTATCTAAAGAATTAAAACTGATTATATCATCTACTCGATTTAAAAACTCAGGATTAAAATGTTGTTTGAGTGATTTTTGAACAATTGACTTTTTGACTTCATAGTTTTGAGACGTTGATGACGACGAACTAAACCCAACACCCTTACCGAATTCGGATACTTTTTTAGCACCGATGTTAGATGTCATAATCACAATAGTGTTGGTAAAATTCACTTTTCTTCCAAAAGAATCTGTCAAGTGCCCCTCATCCAATATTTGAAGTAGAATGTTGAACACATCTTTATGTGCTTTTTCAACCTCATCAAATAGAACTACTGAGAATGGATTATTTTTGATTTTTTCAGTGAGTTGTCCACCTTCATCATAACCAACATATCCTGGAGGTGACCCGATTAATTTAGCAACATTGTGTTTTTCCATGTACTCACTCATGTCAACACGAATTACTTTTTCAGCATCCCCAAAAAGTAGTTCGGCGATACTTTTAGCGAGATACGTTTTACCAACACCTGTTGAACCTAAGAAAATAAAAGAACCGATTGGTTTATTGGTATCTTTGATACCAACTCTATTTCTTCTAATGGCTTTAGAGATGATTGATATTGCCTCGTCCTGTCCAATCACTTTAGATTTTAATTTTTCTTCTAAATTTAATAGATTTGTTGTTTCTCTGTCATCAATTTTAGAAAGAGGTACTCCAGTTATTTGTGATATTATCTCGTAAACATCAGCAATTGTTACTGGTGTTTTATTGTCTTTTTGTTTATCTAACCATTTCTTTTTCTCTTCATCTAACTTACTTAATAACTTTCTTTCTTCATCACGTAACTTAGCTGCCTGTTCGTAGTTTTGACTTTTAACGACTTGTATTTTTTTATCCTTCAAATCATCAGATTCCTTTTTAAGTTTTTCAATAATTTCGGGAATCTTTGTGTTGATTTTTTTATCAGAACCTAATTCGTCCATTACGTCAATCGCCTTATCGGGGAACTGACGGTCCGTGATAAATCTAGATGAGAGACTAACAATAGTTTCAAAAACTTCCGGTTCGTAAAAAACTTTATGGAAGTTTTGATAAGAATCTCTTAGGTTATTTAGAATTTGTACGGTTTCTTCTTTAGTTGGTTCTTTAAGGATTATCTTTTGGAATCTACGAACCAACGCACCATCTTTTTCGATATGTTTTTTAAATTCGTCAAATGTTGTTGCACCAATACATTGAATTTCACCCCTTGCTAAAGCGGGTTTCATAATATTAGCAGCATCCATTGAACCACTAGCATTACCCGCTCCAACCATAGTGTGAATCTCATCTATGAATACAATTACGTTTGGTTCGTTCTGTAATTCATTTAGAATAGCTTTAATCCTTTCTTCAAACTGTCCTCTATATTTCGTGCCAGCAACTAAGGATGTTAAATCTAACGAGACTATTCTCTTATCTAAAAGATTTGATGGACAATCTCCCTTGACAATCATTTGTGCTAATTTTTCAACCAACGCTGATTTACCAACACCCGCATCACCAACTATTACTACGTTGTTTTTCTTTTTTCGAGATAATATCTGTGCAATTCTCTTGACCTCACTATCTCGACCTATAACGGGGTCTACTTTACCCTCTTCAACCATTTTATTCAAATCTCTTGAAAAGTTATCAAGGATAGGGGTGGTTGAACCCTTCCTTGTTTTCTTTGGGTTGGTTGTGTTTCCTTCTTCGAAAAAATCTACTGACATACGAAATAATTTTCTTTAAGTATACAAAAAGAATCCCGTAAAAACAAATGTTGACTCCGAGAAGTTGTTTTTAGGAATATCAGTTTCTACAAACATAAATAAAAAATGACACCCCTACAAGGGGTTTTTTATTTGATATTTATTATGTATACTAATATCTAAAAAAAAATTATGTCAATTATTTTAGAAAAAACAGAAGGTAACATTACAGAGGTTGTGGTTTCATCATCAAATCTGAATCGAGCGATTTATAATTCCTCTGAAAACCATTTATCGATTGAATTTAATAATGGCTCTATTTATGAGTATGAAAATGTGCCGCTAGAGATTTTTGAAAATTTTAAAAAATCGGAATCTCAAGGTAAATTTTTTAATTCGAATATATCGAGAACGTACAAATATAAAAAAATCAAATGAGTGTAATTGATGAAATAATTGAAGATATGGAAAAGGACCAAGAGATTGTAAAGTCTTTTGTTCCAAAAGAGACATTACCAAAAAATATCTTTGATATTAATAATGGTAAATCTATTTTAAATTCTGAAGTCAGAAAAAAAATGTTAGAAATAACAGAAGAATTTATTGACTTTGTTGGAGTTAATTTTTTCATTTACGATATTATTTTTATTGGTTCATTAGCAAACTATAATTGGTCTGAATATTCAGACGTTGATATTCACATATTAATCGATTATGACGAATTTGATGAGTCCGAAAACAAAGACTTGGTCGTTTATCATCAAATTGTGCAAGAGTTTTTTGATGTCAAAAGAAGATTGTGGAATGAAACCACAGACATTAAAATAAAAGGATACGAGGTCGAAATGTACGTTCAAGACGTAGATGACAAATATGTTGCTACGGGTGTTTATTCAATTTTAAATAACGAATGGATTGTTGAACCTAAAAAAATTGAGTCGGCTTTCGATATAGATGAGAAGAAAATTTTAGAAAAGTCTGAAGAATATGCGAAAGAGGTAGAACGTTTAGAAGACTTAAACAACAAAGGTCAAGACGTTTCAAAAGAAATAAAAACCCTAAAAGATAAACTTAAAAAATTCAGACAGTCGGGATTAGAAAAAGGAGGTGAGTATTCTTATGAAAATTTAACCTTCAAATTATTAAGAAGAAATGGGTTTATCGAAAAACTTTTTAATATCAAAAGTTCAATACGAAATAAAAAATTGTCCTTACCGCAATAGAAACAATAAATTTTTTATCTATATGCATGTATTTATAGGATACAAGAATAATATAATTATCAACATTTAAAGAAATGGCAGATTTAAAACCATTAGGAAGCGAAAAACTTAACGGAGACGACAAACTAAGACGTATCCTCGAGTTGACCTATTACGGTAATGATAAAAAATCATCTACCCCTAACCAATCACCAGTATCTAAAACTGAATATCTTTCTGAATCCGTAAGTGGTTTCAGATTTGGTATTGTAAGAGAAAAAGATGGATACTACGTAAAAAAAGGTTTAAACGAAAATTCATTAGACTACATTGGTGGTCTTTTCATGAAAAATAAAAACAGATTTAATTCATATGCTGAAGCACTAAAAAGATTAGAGTTATTATCGGGAGGTGAATTAAATGAAGCGACTAAGTACGTTTTAAAACAAAAACCAACTTCAGAACCCGCTAACGAAGCTCCTGTTCCATCACCAGAAATGGGTGAGGTTCCGCCAGCTCCCGTAGCTCCTGAGGGTGACGTACCACCATCACCCGAAATGGGTGGTGATGTTCCGATGGCACCTGAAGGGGATGTTCCGATGTCACCTGAAGGAGATGAAATGGGTGATGATTTACCATCTGATGAATCAGGTAAACCTTCTGATTATATGGCCGAAATCCAAAAATTTGCTGGAAAATTGGGTCAAGAATTGAGAGACCAAAAAGATAAAATGGAAAGTGACGATATTAAATACGTACTTAACATGATTATCTCGGCTGTTGATTTAGACAAATTAGAAGATGATGATATTGAAGAAATTGGTAAAAAATTTGATAGAGACATAGAAGATGATGTTGCGTTATCTGACGAACCTTCTGATGATATGTCTGACGTTCCTTCTGATGATGAAACAACACCAGCTGAACCAACCGCAGATGATGATTTAGGTGAAATGCACGCAATGGACAAATTGGAAAGTTTTATAAACACACCAATGTCAACCGATGAAGAAATTGATTTATCTAAATACGCAGATTTGGGTGGTGATGATGTTAAAGAAATTGATTTAGATGAAATAAAAAAAGAAATCAACAAAACTATATCTGATACTTTAGGTAAATACTTTAAGTAAAATGCGTCTTATCTATGTCAACGAAATCGGAACCGATTATAAGGGTCAAAAACAGTATGAATTCATCTTTAGTGAATCAACTGAAATAGACATGGACGAATGGTTTGACGTACCCGCATCATCGACCTCAACATCTAAATCACCAAACATAGAATATATAGACCAAGTAGGTCTCCTTCAAGACACCGATATAGTTTTTGAATTAATACAAAATTCAGACTATTTCGGTGTTATTGATGCTGTGGACGGTATAATAGCCATGGCTTGGGAAAAATCTAATTTTGATTTAGAAGAAGACAGATTGTTTTTTCGATTTGGTGAATCATATGAAAACGTTTCAAAAAAATTAAAAGAAAGGGGAATATCCCTTGAAAAAAAATCAATAAAATTCAAAGAATCATGAATAGAAAATTAATCATTGAAAAATTAATAATAGAAGGGTTTTCAGAGAGAACTCTTTCTCGTTTAAATGATAACGAATTATCTACCCTATCAAAAACAGTTCTTAAAGAAGCTGTTATGATTAAAAAAGATAATTTAAAAGATATTGCAGCAGCTAAAGCCGCTGGTAAAACTATTGAAACTTACGAATCAAAAGTTTGTCCAAAATGTGGTATGAAAAACTGTAAGTGTAAGGATAAGAAACATCAAGACGTTAATGAAATTGAAGAGTGGGTGTTAGATTTAGCTGAATCAAAATATTCACAATTCACATCTAAAAACGATATCATGAGTATTATTAGTGAGAAAATAGAAACAACGTTCCAACCTATGCCAAAAACTAAAGCAAAAAAAGGTCACAATGGTGTACCTGAGTTTATGACATATGATTCTATCATGGCCGCAGCGCAACCCGCACCTGTTGAAACACCTGTTGAAACCCCAACAAAACCAAAAACACCAACAAGACCTCAAGAAGACGAACCATTTGACCCGTTTGAACCACAACCAGGTCCCGATACTAAACCAAAGGCGTTAGCCGAAAAGAAAAAAATCAAAAAATGAAATTCAAAAAGAAAGATTTAATATCTTTACTGGAAGATATTAACGAAATGCCAATGGATTTTGATTCGGAAGATAGACCGAATATAGACATACAAAGGGCACTATCCACAGGTGATACTCCTCTTAAGAAAGTCCCACTACCTCAATCAGGTCAAGAACCTAATAAAAACTTTCAGGAATTATTAGCCTCCGAAAGATATAGACAAGTTGTTGCGAGATTAAGGGAACTTACAGGTTCTAATGTTAGATTAACAGATGATGAAGGCGGAATTATGCCGTTGGTTCAGATGATGATGACGGCACATAATGAAATTGTTCAAACAGAACAAAACCATAGACCCGAATTAATCGCATTAGGTGTTAAATTGGCTGTTGATGAGATACCTGTTTTATCAAGAAAAGAAATTGCAACCTTAAGTGAGGGTGACAATGGAGGAATTGAATTTGATAATGGAATTTATAAAGTTTTTTATAGATTACCCGACGGTAGTAAAAAATATAAAATACAATACGACGCCAAACTTGTTAGTCAAGGTCAAGTAAATCCTGAAGGTTTTAACCGAGAAATGCAAAATCAACCAAACATCGACCCTGTTGATGTTGAGAAGGATTTAGCAACCGATTTGGAAAAAATGGATTTTGAAAAAGCTAAGAGAAGGATGATTAACGCGATGATTCAAGGTGTATCAAAAAAAGGTCACTACATGTATTCATACGTCGCGGATAAACTCGCAGAAATTACTGGTTCTAATAATATAGTTAATAACTATGGTATTTTAATGTCAATAAATGACACATTATATTGGCAATTAAGTGATAATCAAATGAAAGGTATGATGGGGGGTGCTGGTATGGGTGGAAAAGAACAAGTTAAACGTAGTACAACACCACCAACAGTTTATGTAGAAGCGGTAAATTTTCCAATTTTAGTACATGAATTAATTAAGGGTACTTATGAATTATTCGGTATTCAAGGAAGACCAAAAGATGATGAGGGTAAAGAAGACCCAAGATTCGCTGAAATTGAACAATCGGAAGATACTCTTGAAAAAGAGGTTTGGGATTTAAGATTAGGTCCCGCCATTTATGATAGAATCAGACAACAATTTCCCGATGAAATTTTTAATGAGGAAGAGTCATATTATCTTCAAAACTACCTAATCACAAGTATTTTTAGATTACCAGCAAAAGAGTTCTTGGTTTTCACTAAAGAAGTTGTATCGGGTTCTCGTGAAGGTAAAAGATTAATGGGTGTTTTACTTCAAGGAATTAGTCAAATGTTACAAGACAAAGATTATAACGAAGCAATTAATAGATTTAACCAAGAATTGGAACAAGTTACCGATAAAATAGATGATGATGATTTAAGAGATTTCTTAGGAGATATTGGTATACGATTATCGGATGACGATGGTCCACAAGGTCCTACGGTATAAAAGTTTTAAGGGTGGTTTTTAACCACCCTTTTTCATATTTATATATATGAGTAATCAAAAAATAGAACAATTAAAAGAGTATGCCCGTATTTTAAAAGATACACCATATGCTTTAAGAACATATCTACAGACTTACGATAACACTCAGAAAAGATACGTCCCGTTAGAACTTTTTCCTGACCAAATTCAATTGTTAAAAGACTACGAATCGTACAATGAAAATATCACAAGAAAGTATAGACAGGCAGGTGTAACAACTGTTACCGCGGCTTGGATTTCTAAAAAGTTACAATTAGCAAAACCTGAAAATCCTGAAAGGGTTCTTGTTATTGCGAACAAAAAAGATACTGCGGTAGAAATGGCTAATAAGATTAGAAATTTCTTAGACCAATGGCCTGATTGGATTAATGTTGGGTTTTCACCCGATAAAAACTCAGAAAGTAGATTTAGATTAAACAATGGATGTGAGGTAAAAGCTGTAGCAACTTCTGCGGATGCGTTACGTGGTTATACACCAACTATACTTGTATTTGACGAAGCTGCGTACATTGAAGCCGGTGAAGACTTTTGGGCTGCATCTATGGCGTCTCTATCTACGGGTGGTAAGATTATTCTTATTTCGACACCAAACGGTTTTGACCCAATTTATTACGGTGTTTACGACCAAGCGATTAGAGGTGTAAACGATTTTCATATTACCGATTTAAGATGGTTTAAAGACCCGAGATACACAAAAGATTTAAGATGGGTTAAGTGTAGTGATATAGTCCATTACATGTTGAATAGAGAGCAATACGATGATGACGAAGTTGTAATGACCGACTTTGAAATTCAAAACTATAAACAATACGAAGAAGAAGGTTATAAACCTTTATCTTCTTGGTTTGAATCAATGTCAAAAAAATTCAAATTTGATAGAAGAAAAATTGCACAGGAATTAGAGTGTGACTTTCTTGGTTCAGGTGATGGTGTAATTCCTTCAGATGTTCAAGACAATATTGTAAAAAATATGTTGAGAGACCCTAAGGAAAAATACATGCAAGGAACATTTTGGCAATGGAAAGAACCAATTCAAGGACACAAATACATAATGGGTGTTGATGTTTCTCGTGGGGATAGTGAAGACTTTTCATCAATAAACATAATTGACTTTGATGAGAGGGAACAAGTGGCTGAATACATTGGTAAAATACCACCTGACGATTTGGCGTCCGTCGCATACAAATGGGGTGTTCTTTATGAAGCATTTATTGTTGTTGATATCACTGGTGGAATGGGTGTTGCAACATCAAGAAAACTACAAGAATTGAACTACAAAAATCTCTATATTGATGGTATCAACACAAAGAATATTTGGGAATATAATTCCAAAGCGATGGAGAAAATCCCCGGTATTAATTTCAATAATAAGAGGACTCAAATCGTTGCGGCATTTGAAGAACAATTAAGAAAAGGATTTCAGGTTAGGTCCGCAAGGTTAATGAATGAATTAAACACATTTGTTTACATCAATGGTAGACCAGACCACATGAAAGGAGCTCACGATGATGCTATCATGAGTATGTCTATGGCTCTATATGTTGGGGACATTTCTTTCTCTCAACTAAGTAAAAATGAAAACGCAAATAAAGCGATGTTAGAATCGTGGACAATATCTGAAAGGACGTATGAACCAAATAAATCTTTTTATTCATATGGTACCGCATTTGACCAAATAGGTTCAATGTCTATGGATAATGACCCAAATGTCCCAAGACACAACAACAATGCAACAAAAGAACAATACGCACAGTATTCTTGGTTATTTGGTAAAAAAAGATAATCCTTTATTATAAAAATAAAATTAATTATATTCTCTTAAACTATTTATATACATGGCGGAAAGTAATTTGACGGTATTTCAGAGATTGACAAAAATGTTTGGGTTTCCTGGTAAGGTAACTCCTGAAGAAGCTCCGTCTTTCAATTTTGACAAAGAACAAATTTTAAAAACAAGTAGTAGAGAGGAATACGAAAAGGCGATGTTACAAGCTCAACAGAGCCAGTACGTTGCGGATAAGTGGACAAAACTTGACCAATCTCTTTATAATCAATCTGTATACTATGAACCAAATAGGATATCAGCTTACTACGATTATGAATCAATGGAGTTTACTCCTGAAATTTCAGCAGCGTTAGACATTTATGCGGAAGAATCAACAACACTATCAGAAAAGGGTGAAATATTAACTATTTTTTCAGAATCGACAAGAATTAAATCCATTCTTGAAGATTTGTTTATGAATAGATTGGATTTGAATACCAATCTACAGATGTGGACAAGAGGTGTTTGTAAATATGGTGATAATTTTGTTTACCTTAAAATAGACCCCGAAAGAGGTATAATTGGGTGTCAACAATTACCAAATATTGAAATAGAAAGACACGAAGGAAAAGAGAGTAAAACTTCTAATCAACAAAACACAATGCAACTTCCTACAAGGGAATTGAGATTCCAATGGAAGAACAAAGATTTAGAATTTCAAGCTTGGGAAATTGCACATTTTAGGTTATTAGGTGATGATAGAAAACTTCCTTATGGTACATCTATGTTAGATAAAATCAGAAGGATTTGGAAACAGTTACTTTTAGCTGAAGACGCTATGTTGATTTACAGAACAACAAGAGCACCTGAAAGAAGAGTCTTTAAAATATTTGTTGGAAACATGGACGATAAAGATATCGAAGCTTATGTTCAACGTGTGGCAAATAAATTTAAAAGAGACCAAATTGTTGATTCAAGAAACGGCCAGGTTGATATGAGGTATAACCAAATGGCGGTTGACCAAGATTATTTTATTCCTGTTCGTGACCCTGCTCAAACAAACCCGATTGAAACATTAGCGGGAGCACAGAACTTAGGTGAGATTGCGGATATTGAATATATCCAAAAGAAAATGTTAGCGGCTCTTCGTATACCAAAAGCTTTCTTAGGGTTTGAAGAGGTTGTAGGTGATGGTAAAACTCTCGCGTTAATGGATATACGTTTTGCGAGAACAATTAATAGAATTCAAAAATCAATTATTCAAGAATTAAATAAAATTGCACTAATACACCTTTATTTACTTGGATTAGAAGATGAGTTGGATAATTTTACATTGTCTTTAACTAATCCGTCGGCACAGTCTGACTTATTAAGAATTGAACAATGGAAAGAAAAAATTACACTATATAAAGACGCAACTTCAGACCAATCTCAGATTGGTATTCTTCCTGTTTCACATACTTGGGCTAAGAAAAATATTCTTGGTATGAGTGATAGTGAAGTAATTCTTGATTTACAACAACAAAGAATTGAAAGAGCAATTGGATTTGAATTGACAAATACACAAAACGTTATTAAACGAAGTGGTGTATTTGATGATGTTGATTCCAAATATGGTGTTCCTGAAGAAGAAAGACAAGAGGGTGGTGAAACTGCCGGTGGTGAAGCTGGTGGAATGGATATGGGTGCGGGTGCACCACCACCTCCGCCACCAGCCGGTGGAGGGGAAGCTCCATTAAGCGAAAACGAAACAAAAAAACATAATATTTTAAGTATGTTGAGTGAAAACAATAAATTGGAAGATTTATTTGATATGAATAGAGCTCAACAGAATATTTATGAAATAGAAAATAAACTAAAAGACTTCTTAAACGAATAATAAAAATGACAAACTTTGGTGAATTAAAAACAAAACTGTTAACAAAACTTACCGAATCTTACACCTCAAATAATAAAGGTGAAATTAAAGATTTAGTAAATAAACTAAAATCAAATAAATCTTTATCTGAAATGTATATGTTTTATGAAAATATTGAAAACTTAAACATTTCATCAAAAGATAAAGCCAAATTATATGTGGAATCTATTGAACCTATTTTGATTGAAAAAACAAAATCTTTGAAAAAAGAAATGAAGGAGTTTGGTAAATCACTCAAAGACGTTGTGGTGGAATCAAATTCACTTTATAATGATTTGGATGTTCTTTCAGAAGAGACTAATATGCACAATATCGCGTCTAAGATTGACGCTAGAGAAAACTTAATGTCTCATTTAATTAAAGAAAAGAAAAAAGAGGTTTTTGAAAAACCTTCAGTTCAAATTGAAAACCATTCTTTATTGAATACGGTATTGGTAAATAATTTCAATATTAAGTATGGTGATTTTTTAAATGAGGAACAAAAAGAAACTTTTAATAAGATTGTATCAATGACTAACGAGGAGTTGATTAGTGAAATGAACTCTGTTAAAAAAGAACTCAATAACAAATTAGATTCACTCTTAAAAGAATCTACTGAAGATTCTGTAGTTAGTAAACTTACGAATGTAAAATCGGAAGTGGAAAAATCGGAAATTTCAAAATTCAATTACTATAAATTAATTGAATTAAAGAACGGTTTAATTTGATTTTTCTTCGTCGGTAAACAATTGTTGCTTATAAATCGCCTTTAATTTTTTACCCCTTCTTTCAACCGATGGTTTAGTGTATTCTTGTTTTTCTCTAAGTTTTTCGGTTTGTTTAGTTTTCTGAACCTTGTATTTGTATTTTTTTAATGCAGATTCAAGGTTCTTTTCTTTACTGACGTTTACTATTATCATAATCTTTTTTTGAAATATAAATGAAAAGTTTTGATTTGTTAAGTTTATTTTGTATATTTTAAATACACCATAAAATATATAAGTATGATATTATTAAATGAAAAAAGGAAAGTTTATTTCAATCGGTGTACACAATAATGTAAAAATTGGATACGGTACGGTTGATTATAAGAACTTAAAAACAATCTACGTCCAATTAAACTCATGGACTCAACCACTAATAAATGACCACGATTTTGAAAAATTGATTTCAAAAACAAGAAGACAGATAAAAGAAAAAGTATATTCTTTAAATTCTGATTTATTCAAAAAAGAATCAATTGTTGACTTGGATATTAAAACTAGTGGTATAAAGACAAACAAAAGGTCTTTTATGGACCTTGAAATTACCTTGTACGTTGATAAATTTTTTGATGTGCGTTCTAAAGAGGTTAAAAGTATTATCACCAACTTATCAGAATCTATAGTAGATACCGTTCTGACAGACGAAACTTTATTTAATTTCTTTGAAAAAAAGAATTAATTCAGTATTCGGGGTATTTATTATAAAAAAGTTGGATGAAAATACTCGGCCCAAATGAAACCGGTAAAGGTATATTAATAGAATACGACGCTGGTTATATATCACCAAAAGAAAATCAGAAAATTATTTCTGAAATGAAAGACGTGGACTACTCTCAGGATGTAGTTCTTTACGCTGTTTTACAAAAATACGATACACCGAATAAAAACGGTAGAATCTACCCTGAAAGTATTCTTAAGAGAGAGAATGAAAAATATCAATCTCTTATAAAGAAGGGTAGTGCGTTAAATGAATTAAATCACCCAACTTCTTCCCTAATAGATTTAGATAGAGTTTCACATTCAATTTTAGAAACTTGGTGGGATGGTAAAATCCTAATGGGTAAAATCAAATTGTTCACATCTCCCGCTTGGAAAAAAATGGGTATTGTTAGTACTAAAGGCGACCAAGCCGCCATGTTATTAATGAATGGTGCAACACTTGGTATATCATCAAGAGGTGTTGGTTCCTTAAAAAATATTAAAGGTCAAAACATTGTTCAAGAAGATTTTGAATTAGTTTGTTTTGATTTGGTGTCATCCCCAAGTACACCAGGTGCCTATGTATTCTCCGATTTAAAAGACAGGGACCAATACCAAGAATCAATTCAAGAAAACCCAACAGACGCAAATAGAATGAAAAATCTAATGTCTAAGTTGGATAGTTATTTAGGTAAATAATAATTTATTATTGGTTATCATACTATAATCAGTATTTTTTTACATTATCAGCATATTTATAGGTAAATATATTTAATAAAATGAGCGAAAAATCCATTCTAGAACAAGCATTACTTCAAGTACAGACTCTTGAAGAGGCAGTAAAGGCAAACGCAAAAGGTATACTTGCTTCAACTATGAAGCAAGAAATCGGCGATTTGTTGAAAGAATCAATGGAAGATGAGGAAGAAGTTGTTAAAGAACAACCTAATCCTGAAGAAGACCCCGCAGACGATGTATCAGCTGATGCTGACGATAACACAGGGGATGATAAATCGGACGAAGATGATGATTCATCTGACGAACTATCTAAGGGCATCGACTCAAAAGATTCATCTGATGACGACTTTGGCGACATGGGTAACATGAACGACTTTGGCGATATGGGTGATGACGTGGTTGATATGACCAACGCCGATGAAGACGAAATTTTAAAGGTTTTCAAAGCAATGAGTCCTGAGGATGGTGTAATCGTTAAGAAAGATGATGACCACATTGAATTGTCTGATGGTGATGATGAGTATATCATTAAGTTAGGTGAGGAAGATTTGGATGAAACCATGATGTCTGAAGATGATTACTATGAAGGTCACGACGAAGACCACTCTGATAAAGATTTAGAAGAGGGTGATGAGTCTGAATATTCAAATGAAGAATTGGAAGAAATGATGGATGACACTGAAGAAACTGTTTACGAAATCGAACTTGATGATGTTGATGAAGACATGATGAGTGATGAAGACCCTAATATGGGAGATGAATCACTTGAAGAATATGTCGACGAGACTTACGAAGGTGATGAGCCTGTAGAAGGTGATGTTGAAGAATCTGCTCGTACTAAAGGTTACGGTTACCATGGAGGTCTTAAAAGTAAAAATGTATTTAAGGCCGGTAATAAAAGAGAAGAAATCAACGAAGAAGTTAGCAAACTTAGAAAACAAAATGATGAGTATAAGAAAGCTCTTGTATTATTCAAAGAAAAGTTAAATGAGGTTGCTGTATTTAACGCCAACTTAGCTTACGCTACTCGTTTGTTTACTGAACACTCAACCACCAAACAAGAGAAGTTAAACATCTTAAAAAGATTCGATTCAATTTCAACCTTGAAAGAGTCTAAGAACTTATATAGTTCTATAAAAACTGAATTAGATACTAAAAAACCTGTAACTGAATCAGTGGTTGATAAAATAACAACGTCACAAACATCTTCTTCTTCAAAAGTATTGTCGGAATCAAAAGCATATGAGAATCCACAATTCAAGAGAATGAAAGATTTAATGACAAAAATAAAATAAACTTAAAAATTAAAAATCAATACTAAAATGGGAGCATTATTAGAATCTGGTATGGTTGGTAACATTGGTCTTAAGCACCTACGTGTTATCAAAGAAGATACCATCAAAAAATGGGACGACTTAGGATTCCTTGAGGGTCTTAACGGTCACCAAAAAGACAACATCGCACAATTGTATGAAAACCAAGCTTC